AGAAAATGTATGGTCCGTACCTAGGCTTACGAAGATGCCAGTAACTGAGAAAATGAAAACGATTACCACAGAACAATTGGTGAACAAGTCCTTCGGAAATTTGGTCCATATCACTTTGAGCACCGCATCGGGCCGTATGTTTCGAACTAATGGATTCTTCCTATGTTCCAATGTGCTTTTGATACCAAAGCATGTTATTGATGTTGAGGATGATATGCACATGAGTATCGTGCGAAATGGTTACCCGGGTGGCAAATTTTCATATAAGCTCTCAAGGGAATACATGATACCTATTGAAGGACAAGACTTGGTAGTAACATGGGTACCTTCTGGAGGAGAGTGGTGCAACTTGTTGGATGATTACATCACAATTGCACCCCCACGTGATTCTACAGGTTTCCTCGTATATAAGACCGTAGATGGAGAAAAGATGACCTCCCCATTGCTATGTGAATTTGGAGAGCAACGTAGTAAATCATTTGGTACTTATTTCGGCGCCATATACAATGTCAAGTTCCCGACTTTCAGAGGGTTGTGTATGTCGGTTATCGTAGCGGATGTCAAATCTCCTAGGATAGTGGGATTTCATGTTGCGGGTCGTGATGGATCCAACATCGGGAGTTGTGCTTCTCCTACTTGTGCAGATTTGAAGAAAGCAGTAGATATGTTATTCGAAATTCCAGGTACCCTGCGTGCTGTATCTACGGGTACAATGTTAGGAGAGGCTTTGGACGTTCAGTTCTTTGAAGGAGAAAGTATACATCCTAAGAGTCCTTTGAATTTTATTCCAGAAGATTTGGATACTTCGTTCAAGGCATACGGCTCTGTCATGGGCAGGGCTAAAACATATTCCAAAGTCGTGCCAACACCAATGTCGGACTCAGTAGCCAAGCACTGTGGTGTTCCACAATTGTGGGGCAAACCCAAGTTTGGAGTCGGTTACCCATGGCAACGAGCCCTGGTAAACCAAATAACCCCTGCAATAGGTGTGGAAGGCTCTTATCTATCTTGGGCCGTTAACGATTATGCGACCCATCTGGTCCATTACATTGATATGTATAAGAAGCTACGCGATGAGATTGTACCTTTGACTCGCGAGGAGACGGTAAATGGAAAATTGGGCAAGCGGTTTATAGACAAGATGCCCGGTTCCACTGCCATTGGTTATCCACTGACTGG